TCTCAAGCTTCGAAAGAAGGCTTGATGCCCTTAGATCTTGCAATGCAGATTTCTTTGGATACGTGCGTATGCTCGTTTCCTCAGGCTGCTGTAGAGGATAAGGGGACTGTGTTCAATGAGATCAAGGCTGATATATTTTCTTCTAACCATAGAGAATTTGTCATGTCGCAGGATACAGAGAAGTTGATTAGGCGATTGGAGAGTGGAGTTCTAGTAGACATGTATTATGTTCTGCAGGGAACTAACAAGCAAGCCAAATACAGTCAGATTAAGGATTATCCTGATGGGATCCGAAATGATTGTATGCGCTTTCGAGTGTTGACCGCCAAGAATGATGACAAGCATTTAGTGTTTTGTAACACTGAGGTAGTCATGAATCTTCCGCAGTTTTTGGAATATACTGCTCGTAGGTACGAGGAGCATTCTGCTGCTGCTGAAAGATCCCATTCGAAGTTTTCAATGTCGGCGAAACGTTGTGCTTGCGGGATTGTTGAAGCTTATCATATCACCTCGCGGGTGAATGGAATTAAGCACCAGTTCAACGATATTCCGTGGTGTCATGTGGAAGGCACGTATCTTTGTTTGAACAAAGAATGTGTGGTTCCTAAGGACTATGGAACGTTTATACCCTTTTTCGATAAAAAGAAGACGGCTAGTATTGATACAGCCGTGTCCGTTTTGGCGGCAATTTATTATGCTATGATGATAGCAGGGCTTATTTGCCTGTATGGATTGTACCAAAATCGCCACTTTGTTTGGCAACAGGCTTTTGAGTCTGCCCAGGTGGTAACGGACGAAGCGATTTTTAAGGTTTTGAATCGATCGCCAGCTACAAAGAGATTTTTCTTGATGTATGCTGGTGGGTGGAGAGCTTACCTTTGGTATGAGTACGCAGTAGCAAGACAAAAGTTGAGACAGTTGCGCGTTTTCTTGAAGAAACACGCTCCTATACTCGTGGCAGGTTCCATGGGTGCCGTCGTTTTGTATTCCTACTTTCGATCTCAACCGGACGCAGAATCAAAAGAGCCTCAGCAATTGGCTAAACCCATATATGCTGAGCAAGTGAGGCCCGACACTATAAATTTCGGTCCGACTACTAGAGAAAGATCTTTTCCGGTTGCGTCTGTGCGCAGCTGGGGAAGAGGAGATATTTTCCATCGTGAGGCTCTAGCCCAAACGAGAGGAGTTGACGAAGATCAACTAATCCCGAAGGTGCAAGATGCAATTCATAAGGTAGAATTCCGCTTTCCTAATAATCCAGGTTTTGTGCGAACCGTAACCGTCTTGCAGATAGCTCCCGAATATTTGATGTTTAACAAACATTATATAATGTCCGGAGGT